GGCTTATCTAAATTATTTGCCGGTGCGGCTGTAGCTGTGATTGTTATGGCTTCAACTTTAGAAGCTTCGAAATTAGTAATCGCTTCTTTCTTATATCGCTTTTGGACAACTGTAAATAAATCATTGAGAACTTATTTATTGGTTGCAATTACTATCATTGCTTTAATTACTTCAATTGGTATTTATGGATTTTTATCTGGAGCATATCAAACTACTAAATCTAAATATGATTTAACTCGAACTCAAACAGATAGTCTAGCAACTCAGAAGATGTATTTTGAATCTTCAGCAGCGACATTTAAAAGTCAGTTAGAATCTAAAAATACTCAATTAGCCAATTTAACTTCTATTAGAAATTCTCAAGAGTTAAGAGCAACTCAATTGGTAACTTCAAACCGTTCATCTCGTTCAGCTGATAAGTCAGCAAAGGAAACGGATGCTACTATTAAAACATTAAATAAAGACATTGACGAACTAAATAAAAAGGTAATTGCATATTCCGACTCGTCTTCAAAGGTGCAGGTTGCAATAACTCAATTAGGATTAAAAAATGAAATATCATCTGAATTAGGTTCTTTAGCTTATATATCCAGAGTATTACATGTAGAAATGGATAGTGTAGTTAATATACTAATTATTCTTTTTATTATTGTATTTGATCCATTAGCAATTTGTATGGTATTAGCGTTTAACTTTATGTCTAAGCCAAAAGAAGATAATAAACCAGAAGAAGAAATTCAAAAGGAGATTAATTTTCCAGAAGAAGATGAATTTCCAATTGAGCCCGACTTTTTTGTAAATACCGACCCAATAATAGAGGATTACATAGCCGAACAGCCTTCAGAACAACCCCTGTCACAGCCTGTGCAAGAGCCTGTAATAACAATACCCCAGCCCAGAGATAAGGAGGAGTTAAAGGAGTTGAAACGTCAGGAAATTGATAAGGCTCGAAAGGTAAGTTCGATAAAAAAGACTCCAAATGAGAATTTGTATAACGAAGACAATTCTAAAACATATTAATTAAAATAAAGGTTATGAAAAAAGTAGAAAAAGTAAAAGCACAATACGCTGCGACTAAATTCTCAACTAGAATGATTGAGGGTCGTAGGTTTATGATTTGCCAAAACTCTGAACCGGGTGGCAAATATTATAGAGAGAAAATTTGCAATGCATGGACAGCCGTTGGAAACGATGCTAATGCTGTTATTTGTTGGAGATGCGTAGCTGCTGTATGTGAAGGGCCTGTAGTCAGAGCATCTATCCCTAAATCAGATAAACCTAAAGGATGGAAATTTATGAAAGAGTTTGTATCCACAGATGGCACTGTATATCATAAAGGAGAAGAGCAACCTGCATTAAAAGGAACGCTACCTGTTACAGTTATTGAACCTAAAGAAGAAAAGAAAAAATTATCTAAACAAGAAAAGTCAGATGCTTATAATGCCTTGGGTAAAGACATTGAAAAATTAAAAGCACAACTGTTTCATGAAACTCGTAAAGGCAAAAAAGCTGAGTTAATGCGTTCACTATCTAAAGCTAATAGACAGCTTAAAAAATTAATGTAAGAAAAATTAGGTTACTTAATATTAATTACATATATTAAGTATATAAATAAAAAATATGACTAAAATAAATAACAATGCAGTCTACAAAGGTTTGTATGACGATGAGCCTGAATCTAGAAAGAAAAAGGTAGAAGATAAAAAAGACGAAAAGTCAAGTAAAGATCTTTATAATGAAATTGACTATGGCGTTAGTGTTACCGACTCTGTTATTTATTTACATGGAGATATTATGTTAGGTAATTGCTTTGACTTTATTTCAAAAGTTAGATTGATATTAGCACATCGTCCTGAAGATAAAAAAGGAGAGCCAATTACAGTATTATTAAATTCCAATGGCGGAGATGTTTATGAAGCTTTAGGTATTATTGATTATATGGAATCAGTTGAAGTTCCAATTAATGTAATTGCAAGAGGAAGAGCAATGTCAGCAGGAGCAATGATTTTATGTTGTGGTACTGGAATAAGAGCTGCTTCAAAGAATACCACTATTATGGTTCACGAAGCTTCAGCTAATATATTTGGTAAGTCTGCCGACATTAAAGCAAATGCAGAACATATCGATGAGTTAGAAGAAGATTTTTATAAAATGATGGCACAAAAAACTAAACATGATGAAGAGTTTTGGCGCAAAGCATGTAGAAAAGATTATTATATGACTGCAGCTAAAGCAGTTGAGTTAGGTTTAATTGATCAAGTAATATAAGTTATGGGAAAACAAGATACAGAATTACAATGGAAAGCGTTAATGGAATATATTGAAAAATATATTTCTGGTACACGCAAAGAAGTGTTAATTAAAATGTATGAAGAATTGTCTGACAGAGTTTTAACAGCTCCAGCGTCTTCACATTCAACTAGACATAACTGCTTTCCAGGAGGATATATCGATCACGTTAATAGAGTTGTAAAGACAGCTATTAATTTGTATTCGGTATGGACTGAAGCAGGAGCAGCTACACATAAATATACTTTAGAAGAAGTAGTATTTGCAGCTATCAATCACGACTTAGGTAAAGTAGGTTCTAGAATTCACGAATATTATGTTCCAAACGATTCAGATTGGCACGTAAAGAGAGGACAAATTTATAAAATCAGTGACAAATTAACTTTCATGAAAGTGCCAGACAGAAGTTTATTTACTTTACAAGAGTTTGGTATTGCAGTTTCTGAAAATGAATATTTAGCAATTAAATTGCATGACGGTCTTTATGGAAAAGGTAATGAGTCGTATTTAATGGGAGGAGCTCCTGAGTTTTCATTGAAAAATGATTTGCCTATATTATTACACCACGCCGATCATTTAGCTACTTTAATTGAAGGCAATTTAGCTCACGCTCCACAAATAGTAGAAGTAGCTCCGACAAAGGCAAAGTCTAAATTAGGAGGGTTTAATGATCCAGTTGCTGACGATAATTTGAAATCAGCATTTGATAAAATATTCGGATAATATGGTAGCATTAATTATAATTTTCTTCCTAACCGTAATTGGATTTATGAGTTATGGAATATGGAATCTCGTTAATCAAAACGAAGACTTAGAAGAGACTGTAATATATTATCAGAATAAGCTAGACGAAATACGTGAGAAGGTATTAGATACTGAAACTCAATTAAAAGACTTAGACATTCGTGGAGCTTTTGAAGCAGACGACGAAGTGGGTTTTGTATTTAAAGAAATAAAAGAATTGTCTTCGGACTTAACTAAAACAGTAGAATCAGTATATGAATTTAGAACTTAATCAAGAAACAGTTAGTGAAGTGACTGTCGAAGCTGTAGTAGCAATAGAACCGGAAGCTCCAAAGACTCGAGGTCGTAAGCCAAAGACAAAACAATACTTTACAAAAGACACTGAAAATGCTATTTTGCTGTATAATCTTTTAGAAGATGAAATAGAGCGTAATAAACTTTACGAAGAGAAGATTAAATATCCATTGGATAAGTTAGTTGAAAATATTATTCATACTTTTAAGTTTTATCACTTTGACGTTCCGTATGAAGATGTAAAGCATGAAGTAGTTGCTTTCTTAAATGAAAAGATTCATAAATATACAGACCCTGACAAAGGTAAAGCATTTTCATATTTTTCAATCATAGCAAAAAACTATTTAATTATCCATAATAATGGAAATTATAACAAGTTTAAAAATACGGAACAGCCTGAAGCTATTGATGATAATAGAAATGTTATCAATGAAGTAATGCGTGATGAAGAATTAAATGAGAAAAAGGAATTCATGGATTTATTCGTTAAATACATGGATGACAATTTAATTGTATTCTTTAAAAAGCAACCGGATATAGGAGTAGCTGATTCAGTATTAGAATTATTTCGCAACAGAGAGAATATAGAAAACTTCAATAAGAAAGCTCTTTATATATTAATAAGAGACCGTACTGGAGTTAAAACTCAGTATATCACTCGAGTTATTAATATAATGAAAAGTGCTTATATAGAAATGTATACCAATTACAAGCACACAGGAAGAGCTACATTAAACCACGCTAAATTTAAAAAGTCAGAATTCCTAGAATAAGATATTTATTTTAAAGGATATTATGGATTTTGATGTAGAAATTTTTAAAGGTAAGTCATTTTCCGATTTAATGAAAGATATTTATTCGAACAGTTCTAAAAAGGACCGCCAGATAAATATGATGATTGGAGAGCTAAGACCTCTAATTAAAAATGTCGGAGATGCGACGGTAATAGTTCCGTTAATAAAAGAATATTTAGAAGTAGGTGTTAAGAATGATGAGCACCTTGTTAAGCTAGCCGCTGTTGTGCAGCG